CTTTGACGACATAGCGCCGCCGCCGAGGCTGCCCGCCGCTTGAATCAACGCACCGCCGATTATTGCGCCCATCTTTCGCGTCCTATTGTGAGCATTTCGTCCGCTGCTTTCGCGAGTTCATCCAACGAAGGCCGCTTCTCTGGGTCGCGCAGATAGCCTGGGTGATAGCGCCAGGAGCAGAGCTGCGCGAAGTAGATAGACCACTGGAGTTCATCATCCACAGGAATACCTCGATGTTATGGACCGAGCGGAACGATACATCCGGGGGCCGCCTTTCTTCCAGGGCTTGCCCGCAGCACCAGCTGCAAAGACCGCACGACGCCGATCCGCACGAAGGTCGCAGGGGGCCCGCCGAAGACGCAAACCCGGCATGACCTCGAAGGACCGACTGTCCTTGAGCTTGGGTTTGTCCGGTTTCTGTACAGGACGGAAGCTGTACGGACTAACCGGACGCAGTACAGGCTTTTTCAGAGCCGACTGCATGACCCTCGGCTGGAGCTTCCGTAGGGTATCCGGGAGGAGCCTCGGGAGAACCTCTGGGAGCAACGGTCGTGGCACGTGGCGAGAGAACGTAGGGACCCCGGTAGTGGGGTACCGCCCGACCGTCAAAACGTTTTTAGATGGCTGAGAGGAGGTTTGGGAGGGTTTGCGGTTTCGGCGTGGCATGGTGGCCTCAATTTTGGGGGTTTGATACCACCTAGCACAGTAGGCATCAAGGGAAGCCTACTGTGCGGGTGAAAAAAAGGCCCCGGGTTGCCCCGGGGCCTCGCTCCTCGCGCGCGCTTCGCGCTGGGGAAGGTTTAGCAAGGAAAAGTTAAGAATCAACGCTTCTGAGGGTTTCGAGGTCGCTGAACGGGAGCGGTTGCTGGGTGAGCAGCCACAGCTGCTTCTCCAGGCGCCGCATGTAGTGCAGTAGCCGCTGATTTGTCTGCTGGAGGGTTGCCAGGGACCGCCGAAGGTCCTTCTCCTCCAGGGGTATCTCCAGGTCCATCGGATCGAAGTCCGGACGATTCAGCCGGTCCGCCGTGCTGACCAGCAGCATCCCCTTCCTCAGTCTCTCCTCGGGTGTATTGCTCACTGCCCATTTCCTCGTATTCGGTTAGGACGTCGTCGAATTCCTCATCTTCCACTTCGAAGTCGGACGCCTCTTCGAGAGTCTCCACGCCTGCTTCCTCAGCCAGGCGATGACTGGTCTCCCGAATCATCCGACGCATCATGGATTCCAAGGATTCCGGACGGTAGCCGCCGACCGGGATAGTGATGGGGCGCTGGTCAGGAATTTCGCGCCCCTGGTCATCATGCTTGTGCGCCATTAGACGATCCTCCCGATGCCGGTACGAGACACCATCCGCCGAGCCTGGATGGAATGCTGGAACATGCACCAGAGCGAATGCCCGGTCTGTTCTGCGAAGACCCGTTTGGTGGGTGCACACTCGATGAAGCCCGCGTTAAGTGTCGGTTCCGCCGAGAATTGCCGCGCCAGGTGCCAGTCCTTGAGTGTGGAGCGGAACTCCGCACGAATGCCCGAAGGATGATGGCGATACTCCGAGTAGCGATCCTGGTAGCCGAACGCCTCATTGGGGGCCGCCGAGTTAGCGAACACCTCTGCCTTGTAGATGGGCTGCTGGCCGATATGTTCGAGCTCCTTCTGCCAGTAGTCCTCTTTGGTCCGCCGCATCCAGGCGCGATGGGCACCGTCCGAGTAGATGGAACGAGGCCGCACCGAAGCCAGGGACAACACGACGCCGTGTTCCTCGAAGAAGCGAACGAAGCGACGAGTCCGAAGGGCCGCGATGCCGTGGCCTTTCATTTCACCGATGGGAGCATTGACCGCGGTGGATTCATTGCCGGTCCGCAGGATTTCCGAGAAGGAGATTGTGGACTTACCACCGCCGAGATACTCCGGACGCTGCAAGCGAGCATCCGACGAGCGAACGCCCAGGTAGCGCAAGTACTCCGTGTAGCGAGAGCCGTAGAGCGCCCGAGCTTCCTGGTAGCGCTGCAACGCGAAGGCCCGACGAAGATCATTGATCGACGCCGCAGTAGCAAGAGAGAGATCGGCGTACAGGTTGTTGGGGAAGGCCGTGCCCTGGCTAGAGCCCAGATCCGCACCGTTTCGAATGGTCTGACCCGCCGTGTTGTAGCCGAGCGTACCGTCGCCTGCCAGGTCCGCGCCGCTGTTGGCATCGGCCCACTTCAAGGGAGCCTGGGGACCGAGTACCGAGGCATTGGTCTGAGTCTTCACCGGAGCTGCAGGACCGAGCGCCAGGGAGACCTCATTGCCTTTGGTGACCCAGGGACGAGCCGACGTGAAGTAGTCCTTCTCCCAGGCAACGTTTGCGACGTCTGCCCAACGGTCCACCGCACGTTCTGCCTGTAGATCCTGGTCCCGATAAAAGTCATTCCAGATCATGTTGTAGGCACGAACCGGGAACAGGTTGATGGGGACACCCGCAGGGACATCGATGGGAAGGCCCAGGTAGTCGAGAAGCGAGCCCTCCTCGTTTACGACCGCAGCTGCCGGCGGATATTGAGCATTCAAGCCATCGGGACCGCCCGTGATGAAGTCCTCCCAATCTTCCCAGAGGATGCGGTAAGGGACGAACCAGTGATGGATGCGAACCGAGACCGGATGCATGACCGGAGTAACCAGGGGCGACAAGCGAATGAGCGCCGCCGTAGACATCCGAATCGAATCGCCCGGGAGAACCTCGATATTTCCGACCGGGATCAACTGACCCATATCGAACGTGCTCAACTCATAGTGAGAGAGCGAATGCTTTGTGCGCTTCACAGAGACTCCTTCTTAGCGAAAATGGTTTGACGAACAACAGCCCGACGAGCGCCAGCCTCGCGCCGCCGAGCCCTTTCAGCCTGGACCGACTCATCTACGAACAACTCAGAGCGAAGCCAGGCTAGCTCCGCTTTTTGGGAATCAGAAAGGTCCGAGTCCCATCCGACAGCTTGACGTACGTACCGCCGCAACGTCCGCCCCAGGGGGACATCTTTGCCTTGGAACTTGACCGAGAACGGGACATCGCCCGCTTCTCCGAGGGAGAGAGTCGCGTATTGGTTTTGCGTAATGCTCTCACCGAGTTTGCGTGCAAAGCCCGCTCCGATCGCGGGGCGAAGCGACATGCGAGAAAATTCCGGACAGCGTCCACCCAGTTTGATGACATCTTTCCCTTCCTTTTTGACCGTGTAACCGGCCGTGTATTCAGCGAGTTTGGTATTCATCGAATCGTGAGCCCACATGCAATGCCCGTAGGTCCAGAGCCTTTCAGCTTGCAGCCTTTCCCAGGGCATGAGACCGAACAAGAACACGTGATAGTGAGGCCGCTCCGTTTTTGAGCCGTATTCACCGACTCCGAAGTATCGAATGATCCTGCCTGGTTCCTGGCGCCGAAGATGCTGACGCACGGAGCGTATCCAGGACGACAGATGCGACGGAACCAATGTGCCACCACGTGGAAGGAACTCCGGGGCATAGGTGAGGGTTACCCACTCCGTGCCCCGGTGTTCCGCTGCTTCGAAGATTATCCTGGCGGTCCATTCACGACGTTTGTTGATGCGGCAGCAGAGACACTGTCCGCAGGGGAACTCGACTCGACGTGATTCGTCACGGAAAGGCACCGCGCAGAGCATCTACATACGGTAGCCGATCCGGAGCAGCCGCTTCCCACCAGAAGACCGACGACGGCGACCATAGGACCGACGACCACGGCGAAAAGAGCGACGACGGCGAAAAGCCATAACAGCACCTCCATTATCGATAGTCCTGCCTGGTACGAGACGAACGCGGGGCGGCAGGTTTGCCCCGGTTCCTTGCAGACCACTTCCAGAGCGACTCGAAGGAATCGCCCCACAGATACTTCGCCCGGAACTTGGAGGCCCATTCAGGGCCGAACTTCTCCCGGTTCATCTTGTAGACGCTCCACATCATCAGGGGAGACTCGGAAAGTGTTTCGAGAGCCTCAGAGGGATCGCCCGACATACCACCAGGGAGAAGAATAGGAAGACCACCAGGGAGCGTGAACTGCCGAACCATCGGGGTTGTGCCATGAGCGATACCTGGGTCTGTGATGGACGAAGAAATGGACGTAGCGGCGTCCGGTTTCATGCGACCAGGAGGGGCGGAGTCCGCTGTTGAGAAATTGCCGAGCGCCACGCCCTCGCCCTGGTTGAATTGCGGGAGAGGCTGCGAGATTTGGTCATTGATGCGAGCGAGCCGACTCGCCCACACGTCCCGCATGTTGGTTTCGATGTAGCGGGTTTCTGCGTGGGTCCGATCCAGGTCCGCCTGTTTCTGCTGGAGTTCCAGCTTGATGGCTTCCCGCTGCACCGGGTTCATCCGCGCCGAGACCGCCCGGCCAATGTCCTGGCCCGCTGCTGCCAACGAGTCACCGATGCCCGACTGTACCGGCGAAAATGATGGTAGCTGTGCACCAAGCGCGTACAGAGGATGCACTCCCGCCGCTTTCGCATCTTCCACTCTCCACTGAATACCTTTCTTGGCGAACTGTTTTTGGAACCTGACATTGCGCCGAGCTTCCTTTGACGACATAGCGCCGCCGCCGAGGCTGCCCGCCGCTTGAATCAACGCACCGCCGATTATTGCGCCCATCTTTCGCGTCCTATTGTGAGCATTTCGTCCGCTGCTTTCGCGAGTTCAT